AAGATAAGAACAAAAGACGGTCAGATATCCCCACTGAAGTTAAATTCAGCACAGCAAATACTCGATACTATAGTCCAGAATCAGTTAGCCACCGAAGGTAAAGTCAGAGTCATCATCCTAAAGGCAAGACAGCAAGGTTTGTCTACCTACACTGGTGGTTATCTCTATCATTCGGTAAGTCAAAAAGCAGCCAAGAAAGCAATGGTCATTACACACCACGCTGACTCAACACGCGCTCTTTTTGATATGACTAAAAGATTCCATGAGCATTGCCCTGATATCTTAAAGCCGCACACTAAGTACTCCTCCAGACGAGAGATGAATTTTGATGTACTAGATTCTTCTTTTGTTGTTTCTACAGCAGGAGGTGAATCTATTGGGCGCGGAGAGACTCTAACGCACGTTCACGCTTCAGAACTCGCCTTTTGGCAGAAGAGTACTGCATTAGACAATTGGAATGGACTCACGCAGGCAGTACCCAACAATAAAGGTACGGCTATCTTTGTGGAGTCAACAGCCAATGGTGCGACAGGTGTATTTGCGGATTTATGGCGAGGTGCGGTGGATGGTACTAATGGGTTTATACCTTGTTTTATTCCTTGGTTTACAGACCTTTCTTATCGTGAAGAAGTACCTGAAAACTTTGAAAGAACGCCTGATGAAATAGATATCGCCAAGCTGTATGACTTAGACGATGAGCAGCTAATGTTCAGAAGACGAAAGATTGCACAGAATGGTTTAGACCTTTTCAGACAGGAATACCCTAGTTTTGCTGACGAAAGCTTTTTGAACACTGGACGACCTGTGTTTAACCCAGAGCAAGTAACCAAACGCCTAGGCGATACCGAAGAACTCAAAGAGCGATTAGCACTAGAGGGTGGCGAGTGGGTCAACAATGCTAGAGGTGAACTCAGTACATACAGGAAACACCAAGAGGGTGAACAGTATGTTATCGGAGCCGACTGTAGTATGGGTATTAGAGGGGGTGACTACTCAGTTGCCCAAGTCCTTGACTCTAAGAAACGCCAAGTAGCGACTTGGAGAGGCCATGCTCACCCTGATTACTTTGCTGAAGTACTCTATGCCCTTGGCGAGTATTACAACGAAGCTTTCATCTGTGTGGAGAACAACTCGCACGGAATTCTGACCTGTACTAGGTTAGGTAAAGATATGGGTTACCCTAACTTTTACACAGAAACCCAGATTGACAAACTCACAGATCGTGAGACAACCAAACTGGGATTCACAACAACATCTAAATCAAAACCGTTGATCATTGACCAACTACGAGCCGCTATGCGCGACGAGGCGTTGGAAGTGAATGACAAGGTAAGTTTGCGCGAGATGTTGACTTATATCGTCACTGAAAGCGGAGCAATGCAGGCAGAAGCAGGGTGTTTCGATGACTGCGTAATGGCTCTAGCTTTTGCTAATCATGTCCATGAAGGCGCGTGGATACCCATCGAATCAACTGACTCATTCTATATAGAAATGGTTTAAAAATATGGCTAAGAAAAAAGACTTCAAGAAGCTAACTGACACACAGATAGTGAACTTGGTGGATGACAATGTTGGTCGCGCAGTCGGTTACCACGACAGCGAACTTTCAGCCGAAAGATCAAAAGTGATGGACTATTACAGCGGGACACTGCCCAAGCCTACCCACGATGGTAACTCAAAGTATGTATCCCTAGATGTCTATGATGCAGTCCAGAGTATGTCTGCTGCTTTGCTAGAGACTTTCTCAGCAGGAAACAAGACCGTACAGTTTGCCGCGCAGGGAGCAGAGGACACCAAGATGGCTGCTGTCTGCACAGCGTACACAGACTATGTTGCGTTTAGGCAAAACGATCTATATGCCGTAAATTCTGCGGTTATACACGATGGTTTAACCTCACGCGCAGGAGTAGCCAAAGTCTTTTGGCAGCCACAGTCAGAGACTACCTCAGAGTACTTTGAGAACCTTACAGCCGATGAACTTGATGTCCTACTAGCACAAGATGATGTAGAACTAGGTGAGCATGAAGAAGATGAACTAGGGCTGACATCAGGTGAGATACTAATTACCAGGGATACAAGCCAAGTCATCATTGAGAACATTGCCCCAGAAGAATTCTTGATAGAGTCTCAAGCTAAGAGTCTAGACAGCGTATTGTTTTGCGCCCACAGAACAAAGAAGACAATGACAGAGTTACGCCTTGATGGGTACTCAGAAAAGCTTATCGACAAGATAGGTGACCACACAGATGTAGACTTAGATACTTCACTAGAACTGATTACACGACATGACTCCACCAGTGGCGGTTTCGGGCGAGGTAGCGAAGGTTATCAAGACCAAGTTCGTAGTGTCATAGTGTATGAAGCCTATATAGAAATAGACGTAGAGGGTTCGGGAGTTGCTGAACTCTACAAGGTAATAAAAGCAGGCAATGTACTTCTCGACAAAGAGAAAGTATCAAGAAAACCCTTTATTGCTTTTGTTCCTCTCCCGATCCCTCACGCCTTTTATGGTACTAACTTTGCTGAGAAGATAATAGCAACACAGAACGCACGGACAGTTCTAACGCGGTCTATCTTAGACCACGCGGTAATAACCACTAACCCACGATACATGGTTTTAAAGGGTGGCTTAACTAACCCGAAAGAACTGATTGATAATCGTGTTGGCGGTATCGTGAATGTGACTCGTCCAGACTCTGTGTCACCTATGATGCAAGCACCTTTGAACCCCTTTATTTTCCAAACGATTGCTATGCTTAACGACAATCGCGAAGAGACAACAGGAGTCTCTAGTCTTTCACAAGGCTTAAACAAAGATGCCATAAGTAAACAGAATTCGGCTGCAATGGTTGAGCAGTTGGCAACCATGTCCCAACAAAGACAGAAGATCATAGCGAGAAACTTTGCGAGTCAATTCTTAAAGCCTCTCTATCAGTCCATCTACCAGTTAGTTATCGAGAATGAAAGCCAAGAGAAGATCGTAGAGATCGGTGGTGAGTACATCGAAATAAACCCAAGTGATTGGGCTGACAAACGAGATGTGACTGTCCAGTTACACCTTGGATACGGTGAACAGGAAGCTGAAGCCCAGAAGTATATGGGTATGCACCAGACTTTTCAGTCAGACCCAAGTTTACAAAAGATGTACACCCCACAGAACCAATACCAGTTGATTTCACAAGTAATGGAAATGACAGGTATCAAGAATGTGGCTGACTACCTTACTTCCCCAGACCAGTTGCCGCCAGAGCAACCTGATCCTGCTCAAGAACTTCAGTTAGAACTGATGAAGAAGCAGATTGAAGTACAAGACCGTCAGACTGCCATTGGTGAGATGAAGGCTCAGATGGATTCTGAAGTTGCCAAGATGAAGATGGAACTTGATCGTCTTAAAGCAGAGAACACTTTTGCTATCGCCTCTGACAATGTTGATCTTAAAGAAGCCCAACTTAACCACAAGAAGTTTGTGGATTCCGCTGAACTTGTTCTTGCAGAAAATGCAGATGAGATTACGGCTATCGCATCACCGAATGGATAACCCATTCACAACACCCCCCACCCACTCTTAAGGAGAGTATGTATGACCGAAGAACAATTAGCACAGTTAGGAACAGACGCAGAAGTCCTATTGAAAACAGAGGCTTTTAACAGAACTATTAACGTACTGGTAGATGCGTCTGTGCAAGAGTTTTTAGGGACAGCACCTGATGAAGCTGATAAGCGTGAAGTGGCATACAGCCATTACAAAGCACTGGCCGATATCGTCAACACTTTGAAGCAGCAAGTTGAAGTGCGTGACCAGATCGACTCTAAACAGCAAGAAGAAACTATTGAAGAGGAGTAAGCACTATGTCTAACGATAACGTGCAAGACACTGCCAATTCAGAACCTGTAGCATTGACTATTGATGATGCCGCAGAAGCCATACTAGGAAATTGGGAGGACGCTGATAAAGAAGATCAGCCATCCGAAGATGCTCTAGAGGCGACAGAGGAAACTACTGAAGAGACTGACGTAGAAGAATCTGACACTGAGGAAGGTGAAGAAACCGAAGAAGAAGCAGAAGAATCTGAAGAAGACCCTGTAGAAGAGGATTCCGAAGAGGCTACTGAGGATGACCAGGAGGTAGAAGAAGTAAATCTATCTGATGATACCGTGGTCGAATTAGTAATCGATGGTGAAACCAAGCAGGCATCTTTGAAAGACCTGAAGCGACTTTATGGTCAAGAAGCATCCCTCACTCGTAAGTCTCAAGAAACCGCATCTCAGAAAAAGCAGGCAGATGAACAACTGCAAAAAGCCGATGCGTCATTACAAGCTATGCTGACTCGCGCCCAAGACCGTTACAAGCCATATGAAGAAGTCGATATGTTAGTTGCCTCTAGGCAAATGAACTCCGATGACTTTGCGGCTTTACGGGCTGAAGCAAAAGCAGCAGAAAGTGATCTTAAATTTCTAACTGAAGAAGCCGATTCTTTTTACGGAGAACTTAGAGAAAAACAAGCAGTGCAAACGCGTGAAAGCGCCAAGCAGTGTATCGAAGTTCTACAAAATGAGATACCCGATTGGAGTAATGATCTTTATAACGACATTCGGAAACACGCTATCCAAAGTGGACTACCTGAAGAAGCTGTCAACCAATACACCGATCCAACGGTGATCAAACTGCTGCATAAAGCAATGCTGTTTGACAGGACAAAACAGGTAGCCAAAACCAAGAAATTGAAAGCGCCTTTAAAAGTGCTGAGATCAAAAAAAGCACCACCTTCTAAAACTGATGTAAAAGTCAGCAAGCAGAAGGCGGCACAAGAGAGACTGCGTAGCAGTGCCTCTGGTGGTAATGACCTCGACGATATTGCAGCGGCAATCATGTCTAACTGGGAATAATCTTAAATTTTAATATAAGGTATTTTACAAATGGCTACATTACAAACCTATACCGTTGTTGGTATGGCAGAAGATGTTTCAGCAACGATTGCGAATATATCGCCTACATCAACACCTTTCCAATCTTTGATTAAGTCAGAGAAAGTCCATGCTCGTACTTTTGAATTCATGGAGGACTCAATTCGTGCAGCAGGCGTGAATGCGCTAGTAGAAGGAGCAGATGCGTCAACTATCACAATTGGTGAACCAACTCTGCGTAGCAACACTACTCAGATCATTGGTGAAGCCTTTAAAGTGGCTGCTACTGTTGACGCGATCAAAACTCATGGCCGTGCAAAAGAAACTGCATACGCATTGGCTAAAACCCTTAAGGCTCTGAAACTGGACGTAGAAAAAGCGTACATTGGAGTTGATCAAGCTGTAGTAGCAGGAAACGCAAGTACTGGCCGCAAGATGGCTTCTGCTTCTAACATGATCTCTACTGGCTTAGAT